GGAAGAGGAACCCATGAACCCCCAGGAGACCGCACCCATTGAGGGAGAAGAAGTGGAAGATGTCCATGGTCTCGCGAATGAGTTCAAGACTGTTCCCGGTGTTCATACACAACCAGAGACTGAACCCGAACCCGAACTGGGGACTGAACCTGAACCCATGAATGAACCACAACCTCAGGGTGAAGATGAAGGTGTTTTATTTGGTGACGCACCAGAGCAGCGTACAAAAAAACTTGCCTATAATTAAATGGAGTCATTGTCAGAACATTTCCGTGACCCACTCAGTGCAGCTCTTATCGCGGGTTTAATTACTGCTGGGTATATTCACCTCAAAGCACATCTCAATAATGAAGGTAAATTAGAATTAAATAAATACACTAAACCTGCCGTATTAAATGCGATACTCGTATTTTTCATAATCTCTAATGGTGTAGGTAAAAAGGAGTCTATATCCACAGACCCTTTCTGAAACTTAAAGATTACAGGTTTATATTAAGAAAATGGCATCCGTTTCTGCGTTCAACGATATGATGGGTCAATTTCTTGTGGAATTGCACAAGACTCTTCCAGAGGAAAAAGGCATTAAGAAGATGTTGACATCGTTCGACGTTTTGAAGACTACAAACCCCCGCCTCGTCGTGGATGGATTCATGAGTGGTGTAACTCCTTACGCAGGGCATATCTCCGATAAGAATGAGCAGTTTATCCTAAAGGAAATTGAAAATATCGACTTTCTCAAGGAGCTTGATGTAAAGTCGTATTGGTCTAAGCTGTCTCCAAACACAAAGGAGGCCACGTGGCAGTATCTTCAGACACTGTACATGCTTGGTACCACCATCATTTCTATTCCCGCTGATACACTATCTATGATTGAAGGACTTGCTAAGGATTGTGCAGATAAACTCGAAAATGGGGATGGTGATGTTGATCAGGATGCCTTGATGAAAATGATCGGAGGTATGATGGGTGGTATGGGTGACTCTGGTCAGGGTCTTCTGAAAAAATAAACCTTAATATATATTAAATGAAGGCCTGGTTCGACGATCCTAAGCAGCTCATCCGGCGTGACCAAATTTCTCAATTTTGGCCAACGAGTGAACAAACACCAGAAGATCGAATTAACGCCGCTTCAAGATTTATAATTTATATTGCAACCGTCGTATTTCTAATTCGTCGCGATCCTAGAATTTATGTCCTAGCGTTGACTGTTCTCACTGTCATTTTTGTTTTGTATAAGACGAATATGGTAAAAGAGACGTTTAATCATTCATTGAAAAAGACTTCCAGTTGTCAGGAACCAACTCGCAGTAATCCCATGGCTAACGTGCTCATGACCGATTACAGTGACGCACCCAATCGTTTAGAGGCGTGTTATTATTCACAACCTAACGAATTTGTTACACAGGGTGTTCCATTTGATTCGGGGCGTTCTCGGTCATCGTTACCCAAATTTCAGAAGAATGCTATAGAAAGGCAATTTGTCACGAACCCTGTGAGTCAAATACCAGGCGATCAAACGCAATTTGCTGAATGGTTATATGGACCAAAGAATGGACCGATGTGCAAAAGTGATTCCAAGTACTGTAATCCTGACGCGCGCGGTGTTCAATTAGAGGCCTTCGCAGGTCTCGGTGGTGATGGGGATATCAGGGGTCCCCGAGGTGGTGGTCGTGTGCGAGGTGGTGGCGGAACCTATAGTTAGATTAATATTCTCGTGTAATAATAAATGGCATATCAACTCCAACCTGGTCTCTCAATTGTTGAAAACGCTGGTGCCCTTCCAAGTGTAAAAGCGACTGATGAGGTATTCGTTTACCCTCAGCCCAGTCAATTAAATTATGGTTCTCGCCCCAATACCATGCTTTATGGAACTGCTCCATACAAGGCTGGTAAGGGTTCTCCAGCAGAATATATCGAAACATCCGATCAACTTCGTCCCCAAGCTACTACCCGTTTCAATAAGGTCATCGTACCCACCTATGAACGCAATCTATTCCCCCTCACCAATATGGATTGTAAAGTCCCTCTTCGTACCAGATCATACGAACCTTCGAGTACTCGTGCCGAGCTCCAGAATGGTTTGTTTGACCAGAGGTATATTAATAAAAATGTTAACAAGAAGTAAGAATGGCTGATCCAGTTTCACTCATCGCCGTAGCCGGACTCGTCTATGCTGGACGATCTCTCAGTAAGAAACCTGAAAAATATACCCCTTTATCTGAAAGTCCCAAAGAATCTCCATCTGCACCCGCCCAATTTATTGATTTCAAGGATAATGATTTCGTCTCCCGCGTGGATGTTCCACAGAAGAGGGAGGTTGAAAGTTTCGCAGATATATCCAGGCAACAGCGCAGTGGTGGTCAAGAAGTTTTAGATTTACGTAATCGCATGAGTGATCGGGGTCGGATGAATAATCTTTCCCCGGTTGAGAAACAACTCGTTGGTCCAGGTCTCGGTATCGGTGCACACACCCCAGCCGTTGGTGGCTTCCAACAGACATTCAGAGTTAACCCAATTAATGTGGGTGAATACAGGCTCACTACATTACCAGGACGCAGTGGCCCAGCTCAAGATGTTACGGGTGGTCGTTCAGCGAAGGTTGGTGAGTTGACACATAATAAACCCGCCACAACTGCTCATCTTCCCAGTCGTTTACCCGCTATGCCCGGCCGTGCTCAGGGTATGTCTGGTGTCGTTCCCCGCAATGAACATGAAAGAACTAAAAGGACCACCAACCGCTCGGAAACTGGTGTTCGCACCGATGGGTTAGGTTTCAATGGTGCCCGACGCTTCATACCTGCTCAGACTATTGTGCAAAATCCCACTAGGTTCAGGACTGACCGCAACGATGAACAGTACATTTACAACAACCAACCCACTCCAGGTATTACCAACTTTGTCGGTGGATACACTAATAGCGCCGCCGCACATGTTAATGCTAGGAGCAATGAAGAACTCATGAAGTATGGTTTCCGCCCCGAGGATCGTCGTGGTAAGCCTAACCGTATGGGTAACGCTGGTCGCATGAATGTTCGTGAGAGTGCTCTCAAGCAGGGTGGTAAGCTTACGGCGGTTCGATCTGATACGACTCGTGTGGATGGTCGCATCAACCCAGCTAGTGGTGGTTGGACACAAAATTACAAGAATAACGAGTATCATCAGTTCAACGCTTATAAGGGTAACGAAAATCCCAACTCTAGGCGTCTTGACATTGCCAAGACACAGCTCCAGAATAATCCTTTATCCCATAGCATTTCTCAGTAAATTTCAAACTGAACTAGACAAAAACATTCATTAAAATATTGTGCCTATATTTTAATGAAGGTCCATACCTTGAACATAGATAGTAGCCAACGCCAATCGAATGTATATCTACATGCCAATACATACGTCATTCGTTTAGAAAATCCAATTTATGACGTGTCTCAAGTTAAGTTGGTTTCTGCTCGTATACCCACACCACAATTGACAACGTGTGCAACAAACAAGAGTTTCAGTGTTGATGGAACAATAATAACCTTAGATGAAACGAACTACTCTTCCGGGACAGAACTCGCCTCTGATCTTACTCTCAAATTGGCACCCCCTGAATCTAATGTAGATTCCGTCGTATTTGACACTGATACAAATGGTCTAGTATTCTCTAATACCATCGCGGGTGATAATGATTTCACCTTCGAATTTCACGATGGAACAAACGGATATACGAGTACCTCGTCATCTGTGACGACCCCACATCAAGTTTTGGGGTTTGGGTCAATCGATCATGCGTCTACGAATAAAGTACTTCGGTCCGGTGCCATTAACTTAGAAGGTCCGAATTCTTTGGTACTCAAGGTGACATCTGGATCCGATGGGTTTGATCAAGATGTGTATACATCTACACCCTTCTATACTGGTCATATACTTCTCAATGGTTCAGACGTTATAAACTTTAATGGTGTGGATGATCCACTTGTGCATCATTTTCATTCGGGTTCACAAAAATTTATTAAGGAGCTAACAATTGAATTTTTTTATATGAGCCATGGGCGACTGATACCGTATGATTTCAGGAATCAAGATCATTTATTAAAATTCGAGGTGACGTGTTCTACGGATAAGTTAGAGAACCTTACGAAGGTTGAAGTAGATAAGGTTTTACCAAAAGAAGAAAAATCGTTAATAAGCATTCCAAAGGAATTGAAGAATCCTTATAACCGTGAGGTGTTTATTTATATTGGTGTAATTACCTTCCTGGGTATATTACTCATTTCTTTTATGAAAAAGAGAGTTTAGCGAGAGACAGCGTAGACGGGCTGCGCAGGCTTGGAAACACGGGTAGAAACACCGGAGATGAGCATGTAAACCACAATCGAGAGGAGAGTGGTGAGGACGGCGGTGAGCGCATACTGAGCGCCACCGTTCTTGGGCACCTTGATGACCTGGCTGATGGTCCAACGGACAACATCCATCCACGACATGGCGGCGGCGAACGAGAAGCCCGCTACGATCGCGTTAAGAGACTGGGTCTCGAGTTCCTGAGTGACAAGATTGACAGTCTTAAGAGCAGCCTTCATTGTGATTTGTATACTATAGCGTGGGAAAATATTTTACTCTGGAAGTAACTCTTCTTTACTAATTTTTTTGTATCTACTTTTCCTGAGTATTTTAGATTTTGTGAATAACGGTTCATCATCGGATGACTCTGTATCAGAATCTCCATCACTTTCCAATACAGTTAGTTTTGTTTTCGTATCTGAAAAATTCCAACCATCAGGTTCCCATAGTGTCATTCTTATTAATAGCGTTTTTTAAGATTTGCTCAGCTGGATTGCGCGGTTCCCATGCATCCCATCTATCATACGCCTGGTTCACCTGAATGTACCTAGGATCGTTTCCTGAGTAACGCTCAAATGTAGGTAATTCATTATCTGGAACAACCTCAAAATCTTCTCCATCAGAATCATCTTCGTCATAGACATCGGGGAACAAACTACCCGTCGTCTGACCAACCTTATGCATCGCACAATACCTAGATGAGTATTCCACATCTTCTGAAAGAATTACATTTCTTCCACAAGCTTTAGAATACTCTGCGGCAATTACTACACTTTGTTCAAGAACTGGCATGACAATATCAATCATGGCATTCATATAGTCTTCCGCCTGTTTATTAGCCATTTGGACATCGTTGTCGAATCCAGTCTTCATTCTATTTAATACTTATAATTAAAAAGTGTTTCGGATTTTCCCCCACACACTCTTAAGACGTTATAACTTGTGGCGTACACACGAATTTGTCGTGCGAAATCTGGACATGATGTCATACTTAGGTTTAGAATTGGCTCTTTTATCAAATTGAAATTTATTTGACCGGTCGGGTACCATTCTTCTGGCTGTAATGCGAAACTGTATGAATAGAATCGCCTGATGAGTTGTGTTTTAGAATGATGAATAGCTCCCTGGATTGCCTTCAAAAATATGACATTCCCTGTATCCTTCGTGATTATATCTTCACCGTCAAATTGTAACGTGAGATGATCTAAATTTTCATACAGAATCAATTTACCG